TAATTTTTGACATTTTATTAAATTTATGATTAAGATATAAATATACTAATTTTTACATTTACATTCTTGTTTCAATTTGTCTACTTCTGCTTTTAGTTCTTGTATTGACTTAACTAATAATGGAACTATTTTAGAATAATCAACACCTTGCATTTCTTCTGCATCTTTTTCTCCTGAAACTGCATCTGGTAAAACTTCTTGAAGTTCGTGAGCCATAACTCCATAACTTCTGCTTTCATCTAATTTCCATTTAAAGTCATATACAGGTATTTTAGAAACCATATCTAATCCTGCAAAATCTTGTAAATCTTCTTTTAATCTATAATCAGATGTAGTGTTATAAGCAGTAGTAGAATTAGTCATACTAATAGAACCTACAATTCCATTTGGATTTCTATAAACTTGTAAAACAGATGAAGCAGTTGAAGAACTTGCTTGAGATAATACCGTTCTATTAACACTACTTGGAATAAATGCACTACCATAAACAGAAGTTCCATCGGGCAGTCCTTGTGTTCCTAATAAAATATACCCATCACTTGTAATCCTCATTCTTTTATTATTACCACCTGACAAAAACACTAAATCTGCTTCTCCCCTTATAGCAGTATCGTTAGAACTTCCTGTACCTAAATGATAACCAGAACCAATAAATCCTTTATCTGCACCTGCTACATTAAATATTATTACACCACCATTTGTTGTTGTTGAACTTAATTTTAAAGCAGGAGATAATATTCCCCCAAGTTCTAATTGTTGAGATGGAACTATACCTCCAATTCCTACTCGGCCATCACTTGTAATACGCATTCTTTCTGCTACTGATGCAGATGTATTTCCTGTATAAAATAATAAATCTGTTGCTGCACCTGTATTTCTACATAATGCTGAAATTCTTGCTCTATCTCCTGTTTGAGTTGCATCATTACTAACAAATGATAATCTACCAAATTCATCTCCATCAAATAAAGCAGTTCTCAAATTACTTAATGATAATCTACCACCAACACTATCATCTATTGCTATTGTTAATTGAGCAGATGGTGCTTGTGTTTCAGTACCTATCATTACATTTCTATACTCATTAATAAACATAGCTGATGCTCTTGTTCCATTTTTTCTTGTTTGGAAATCTAAACTTGTATCTCCATTAGCAGTACCATTTACAATATCAGAAATTATTGCAGTTCTTTCATTAGATAAATAAATTACACCTTTATCGTTATAATTTGTTCCAGAATTCAAAAATAAATCTCCACCCAATACTGTTATATCCCCCCCAGATGTTATACGCATTCTTTGTCCTCCACCTACAGCAAAGTGCATTTGATTTGCTCCACCATCTATATAAATACTATCAACATCATCAGAATTACCTAAATATAATCTTCCACTTGAACCAGTTGCTACAGTTCCTCCAATTAAGCCCATAGCTGCAGTTGAGCTTGTTGTATAAGCTCTATCTATAATAAGACCCCACCAAGACGGTATTGTGTCAGTAATACTTCCATTAGCATTTGGGTCATTTATAGTCAATAAATTGGTAGGCGAATCAGTTCCAATTCCTACGTTTCCTGAATTTAAATCCATTGTTAAAACATCAGTAGTATAAGCTCCATTACTACCAATAATTCCATAACCACCAGAATTAACAAACATAGAAAGACCATAGGAATTGCCTCCTAATTGTGTATAAAACCCACCTGCTCTATCATTTGTTTTTTGTAAATTATGTATTTGTGTTGAAGGGTCAACATTAATTCCTACGTTTCCTGCCCTATCTATCCTCATTCTTTCTTCAATACCACCACTATCTGGGCTTGTCCAAAACCTTAAATTACCTGCATCATTTGTAGATTGTCTATTAGCACTTATCATAGCAGTTCTTGTACCACCTGCACCAAAAGAAACTATACCATAATTTTGATTTTCAGCATTAACACTTGGAGCAAGTAATTCTAAAACACCTGAATCTCCTGCATCTGTACCTCCCATTATAGTTAATGTTTTATAACCATAACCTGTTTGGTCAGGGCTTTCAGTTCCTATTCCTACGTCTCCAGAACCGTTTATTAATATATCAGTTTCTCTACCATTTGTTCCAAATCCTAAAGTACCATTTTCTTGATTTTTAATAATACTATTAAGACTTTCCATTTGAAATATTAAACCATCTGAACTACCATTTCCTGTTTGCGAATTAGTTAAAGCAAATCTTGCATAAGCTTGACTTAAATGTGCAATTTGAAATTGATGGTCTGAAGGTATAGCGTAATTTCCAACAGAAACCTGCCCTGCAAAAGTTGCGTTTCCTGAAATATCTGCTGAATCTGCATTTATAGCTCCTGTTATATCAATACCTGTACTTATAGTACTTAATTTTTGGTTTCCATTATGATATAATCTAACATAGTTATTTGCATCTGTAGCTATTACGGTTTTTCCTGAACCTTCTACTCTAAAGAAAGTTGAACCTATTTTAGTATGACTACCTCCTGAAATAGTAGCTTGACCTTGACCTGATTGAGCAGCAGAATCATAATAAATTTGGAAGGCATTTGAAGTAGATATTGTTATTTTTTCATCGTCTGATAAATTTAAGTTTCCTGCTATAACAGTATCTCCTGTCGTAGCATTTACTGTAAACTTGTTTGTATTAATTGCTAAATCTCCTGCAAACGCAGTATTTCCACTTGCTGCAGCTACTGTAAACTTATTAGTGTTTACTGCAAAGTCTCCTGTTGAACTTAAATTAGTGTTTGTGCTTAATGAACCATCTACTGTAATTGCATTTCCTGATTCTGAAACTATTGAATCTGATATTATTTGTGTACCTGACCATTTTGTAAGATTTCCTACCGTACCAGTACCATCTACTTGTGAATGATCTAATTTAGTCCATTCGTTATTCGCACCAGCAATTACCCAATCTCCAATAGTCCAGCTCGATATACCATTTAAACTTGTAGTACCACCTACACTAACAACGTAATAATGCCCTTGTGTTATAAATGGCGAATTATCTATTGTATAATCTTCACCACTAATCATTATATCAGTATCTAAAGAAAGTGTTGTATTACTATCAATTCCTGTAACTAATGCAGTTTGACCATCAACTTGGTTTACTACTTGATCACCTACTGTTACTGTTGATGTAAAACTTTGTGTGCTGTCTATTAATTTATTTGCCTGAACTCCTGTTGTTGTACCAGCTGCAGCTTCACCTCCACCTGATCCTAATACCGGTGAATTTGTATCTGCATCCCAAGATCCCATAAACCTTAATCCACCTGCTAATCCGTTTACTTGTGATTGTAGTTTTCCAATACCTTCTAATATCGTGTCTGAAGCTAATACAGAGGATGCTGAAGGCGAAGTTAATCCTGTTAAAACCTTAGCTGTTACTGAATTATTATCTAACGTTACAGCACCACTTACATTATTTGTACCATCAACACTTGATATTGTTCCAGTAGCTTGACCTGTTAAAGATAAATCTCTTGCAGTTTCCCATTTTGTAGCAGTATCTGCATTTCCAGTTAGGTCTCCTGTTACATTTCCAGTAACATCTCCTATAACTCCTCCTGTATGTGTTCCAGTAGAATTTCCTGTTAAATTACCAGTTACATCGCCTGTAACATCTCCAGTTACATTCCCTGTCACGTTTCCTGTAACATTTCCTGTAAGATTACCTGTAACATTTACATTTACTGTACTTGGTAAGCCTATTGTTATAGCTTGACCAGAACCAGATGTTTCTATTTCATTTGTTGTTCCTACAACGCTTAAAGTTTCTGAATTTAAAACTACTGCACCACTTCCTGAATCTGTTGTAAAATCTAAATCACTTGCATTGTTTAAACTTTTTACATAAGCAGTTGTCGCTACTTTTGTTGAATCATCACTTGATGCTTGTGTTGTTGCAGTAACACCATCAGCCAATACAGATGTTGCAGTTACGTTTCCAGTTAAATCTCCAGTCACGTTACCTGTTACGTTACCTTGTAAATCTCTATGTACTGTTGCAGGTAAACTTAAACTCAATCCTTGACCAGAAGCTGCAGTTACTATTTGATTTGTAGTTCCTGTTATCGCAAATGTTTGAGCATTAAGGTTTACATCTCCTGTTCCACTATCTCCACTAAAATCTAAATCACTTGCAGCATCTAAAGTATCTACATAAGATGTTGTAGCTATTTTTGTAGAATTATCTCCTGCTGTTTGTGTGATAGCAGTTGAATTATCAGGTAAATAAACACCTGTTGAATCCAAAGAAAATGTTATTGATTGACCAGAAGCTAGTGTTGTTATCTCGTTCGTTGTTCCACCTATTGCGAATATTTGTGAATCTAAATCTATTTGACCAGAACCCGTATCGCCTGTAAAATCTAAATCTTCTATTGTAATTTGTGCAGCTACATAATCTATAATTGCAGCAGTCGTTGGTATTGTAGTATCGTTGTCGTTGTTACCGATACCATCTGCAGCATCTACAAATTTAGTTATGATAATATTTTCACCTGTATCTTTTAATGATCCAAATTCTAATATAGATGTAACTTTAAAATCACCAGCAGTATTTACAAATAAGCCAGTTCCTGTACCGTTTCCATCTGTTATCTCTTTTAGACTTGCAGTTATAGCAGCATTATCAATAGTTTTGATTAATCCTGTATAAGTATCTGAAATCCTTGTGTTAAATAGACTTGCCATAATTTTGTTTATTTTTTTCTTGTTTCTTTAAAAACGTTTTTAGTTTTTCAATGTTTTTTTTCTTTGGTTTATATCTCATAGTACCCATCCGTTAAATAAAGCGTCATAATCTGGATATATATCGTCATTTGTATTACTTGTATATTCAGGATAATCTGACTGGTTAAATGACATAAAATCTATGAAACGTCTTGAATAATATTCCATAAACTCTCTTGCTTTGTCAACTAAATAATCTACTTCGTTTTTTCCTACCGTGTCGCTAGTTTCTGATCTATGCTTAAATACTCCACCATTTTTAATAGAATAAGCAGCAAATGGTATATAATAAACCTGTGCTGACCAAATTAACATTGGTTGTAAATAAGTGTTCAATAATGTTTTGTATTTAACATTAGCCACATCATCAATTTCACCATTAGCTATTAATGTTGATATTTTGTTATATAGATCTGTACCTGTATAGTTTTGTATATCAATCTCTTGAGCTATCTTGATAAACTGTATAAATTTATCTGTGTCAACGTTTCCATCTAATATGGAATTTCTAACAAGATCTGTTCTATTTATAAATAATGCTGTTGCCATAATTTTCTATTTTGGGTATGCTCCTTCATTCGGCATATTAACAGGTGCAATTACTGATTCTTTTGTACCTCTTGGATTTTTAATATAAGTTTTAGGTATTTCTCTAGTTTTTTTATAATCTAATATATCTTCAGATGGCTTAGTATTCGCTTTTAAACGATATAACACACGATTCCATTTGTGACGGCAATAAATACCACCTTTGAATTTAAACAAGTCATACGGCTTCCCTTTATGTCCTAGTTGCTTATTAACACCATCTCTAGATGCTTTGTCAATATCTTCTAGTCTATATACTATTCCACTTTTTGATAATGTCATCATATTCTGGCAAAAATCTCTTGTAGAATTACTTGGTTTTTTAGATCCTACTGCATACTTATATCTAATCTTATAATTTTTTGAATCTAAATAACTAAATCCACTAGGTTTAGCTGTAATTTCATCTTTTAACTGTTGAAATAAGTTCTTTTTTTCTTTAATACAGATATTAGCCCAATCCTCATCACTTATATCAGCTCCTTCCTCTAATTCATCTACTAATTCCCACTCATCTCCAACTACTTCACCTTTTAAATTATGTAATATTTGTTCTCCAAGCTCTATTGACATTTCTTCGTGATTCTCACAAGGCATATACCATACCTTATCACCCTCTTTATGTTCGTGATGACCTGAGCAACCCATTTGCTCTGCCATAGCTTCAGCTTCTTCTATCGTTTCATAAACCTCACGCCCATCTATCTTTTTTAGAGCCATTTTAACTCCAGTTTCTTCTTCAATTTCTTCATCGTTTTGTACGCTTCTATCTACATCTGTAAATTCTAACGGCTGTAACGTAATAAAATAAAGATTTAATGCAATATCATTATATGCAAGTATCTGATCAAAACAGTCTATTAAAAGCTCTTGAAATGGTCTTATAACTGTGTTATCCATAAGTAAAGATGCAGTTTTTATTTCGTCTGCATTATTACCTAACCCAGTATTGTCTTTAATACCTAATAACATAGGGCTAACAACTCTATGAGCTACTAATACTTTACTTTGTGATTCATCACTTAAGAATTGATATTGACTATGTGCATCACTTAATTGTACTGGTGTGATCTCAGCTTGTGCATCTTTATTGTCATTAAAGGCCAATATAAATTTACCAGCATTACTAGATCCACTAAATTTTTGTGCAATACGTTGTTCAATTAATTCTCGTTCCTGTGGGTTTGGTGTACCATTATTAAAGTTTATCAACATACTAGGAGCTAGTCCATTCATAATGTTGTTTAAATGATAGTTAGAAATTTCTTCTTCAAGCTCACAGTATTGTAATCCACCTTGATAATCAACTGGTGCATAATAATAAAATCCAGCTTTATATGGTTTTACATAGTATATTTCTATGTTTTCTTTTGACATTCCATAAGCAGGTATTCTTAAAGGCTTGTCACTAGGCTTTAATTTAGTCCAGTCTTTAAAATAATAATAAGCTGGTATCTCTCCATCTGCATTTGCCTTTTCAGCTCTTAAAGTTTCAATAGGCATATGTTCTACTTGTGCAATTTTAGATCTATCCTTAGAATAAATTACTTGCATTGCACATTGACCCATCAATTTTAAGTCATAACACAACTTTCTTACAATATCCTTTTTAAATAATGTAATCATTTGTGCATATTGGTCAGGTTTTCTATCCGAATCGGTAGCTCCTAAACCTTTACCATAAATTTGTTGACTAATACCATTAATACAAGCATTATTTGTAGGGCTTCCATTGTATCTATCAATTAAAAACTGAAAGTAATTATTGTCTGAACCATAACCTACCCATTCTTTGTTTGGCACTTCTACGATTTCAGGGGATGTGTATGTGCTTAGGTTTACAAAACTAACTTCAGATTTTGAACCTCTGACAAACTGTCCTAAACTGTTTCTTTTTCTATTTTTCATATTACAATGTAATCATTATTATAAGAATTATCTGTAATGTATTGATTTTTATTAATGTCATAATATTGATTATCACTTTGATCTATCTCTTGATCAGTACAGAAAACTCGATCTTTAAATATAGTGTCTATGTTTGTTGTGTCTACATTCCAAAATTCATTATAAACTTCCCATAAAAAGTAATTAGTATTCCAAAAGTTCGGATCGCTAAATAATTTTATGTCGTAAAAATGCCCTTCAACTAAAACAGGACTAAATGCTTGACTAAATGTCAAATAATTACCTGTTGTAACTGCATTACTAATTTCATATATCTGTGTGACATTTGTACTATCATCTCTTACAGATAATGTAAACTGGGCACCATATGTTCTTGGTATAACCTGTAATGCTTGTGCTGATGTAGTTGTTGTTAAGACTATCATTAACTATATAACGTATTTAATAACTTATTTTGTAGAAATTAAAAGGCAAAAAAAAAGCACCCCTTAGGATGCTCTTAATTTTCATAATTTATTATTATGGAGTTGGGTTAATTGGAGTTTCTGAGGATGCAGTAATTAATCCACTAGCCAAAAAGTATGGAGCTGTTTCTTCCATTCCCTCCATTGTTAGTGTGAATCCTGACAGATCTCCAGCTGCAGCTCCTGTTACGGTAGTTCCACCTGTGCATTCCATTCCGTTTTCTAGTCCACATAAGAATTGATTTCCATAATAATCTTCAACGACAACGTAAGGTCTTCCAACTGCAATAAGTTGTAGTTCTGCCTGAGTCTGTGCGTCAAGATATGTTAATGTTAAGTTTAATGTTTGAGTGAAAAAAGTAGTGCCATTTTCTCTAGAACTTGTAATTGTAGTTTCCAAAGATGAGTTACCTTTTACATCATACTGATACCAGTCTGGTTGAGTTCCTGTTATTGATGAAACCTCACCATCTGCTCCGACAACAACTCCAGTTAATCCACCAAAGTCTCCGAACCATACTGTTTTAATACCACCAAAGGCACTTTTGCAGGGTAACAGTCTACCTTTATTTAATGTACAAGCCATATTATTTATATTTTTTAATAAAAAAGGGTAAGTAGGCACTAACCCACCTACCCTAATTTTTGGTTAATTTATTTATTAAGAATAAAGAACTATTTCAGATCCTATTCCGTATTGTACTCCAGCAGTAAATCTCATAATTACTCTTACGTTTTTACTTCCATCTATGTCAGCCATATCAATTAGCTTAACTAAGTTATAGTCAGACATTAATCCAGTTCCAAAGAATAAGTTAGATCTCTGAGCAGCAAACATATAGTTACTTGGTAATCCATTAGCAACAAAGATTTTAACACCATCGATAGATAAGTTTTCACTTCCTCCGTACCATAATGTACCTCTATTGTCAATACCATTTGCTACACCTCCACCATTAGCATCAGTGATTGCAGAATATCCACCTAATGCTCTAACGTATGCTTTTGCAACGTTTTGAGATACATAGATAAATAAATCATCTTTTCCGTATAATGTACTAGGAATAGCATCTACTACCTTTCCTAATTCAGCAATTACGTTACCTGAGTTTACACCTCCACCTACAGCAGCAACGTCAATTACGTCACCATCAGCAGCAGCTAAAGTTGTAAATCCATCAAATTCTCCAGCTTGAGCTCCACCTAAGTTTCCTTGCCAGATATTGTTTTCTGTAGATGCAGATACTTGTTCTGCAACGTGAGCAATTAAGAAACTTGAAAAGTCAGGAGGTAAGTTATCAAAAGCTGAATAGCCCATTGATACTGCACCCCAGTCTGATTCAAATGGAGTTTTACATAATTCAAGGTTTACTTGAAATTGTTCTGGCTGGATAATTCTCTCAGTTAATGTAACTGTTCCAGCAGATGTAAAGTCACAAGAGTCATCAGTAATTAAACCAGAAGTAACTACTTTTTTCATAACTTCTTTAAACTTAATGTTTGGCTTAATTTCGATAGCACCCTGACTTAGTGTGTTACCACTCAATAGAGCAGCAGCGATGTACTTACCTGCAAATTCTCCAGCATAAGTAGTAGTAATAGTTGGTTGTGGCATAATTATTTATTTTTATTTATTTAATTGATTTAATATATAATCCATAGTAGAAGGTCGTCTGTTAGGACTTATTCTAAAATGATCTTTTTTATTGTTATCAGCTTCAGGACTGTGCTTTATTGGAGCAGAGGCTGGTTTTGATAATTCTTCTTTTAATTCTTTGTTAACTTCTTCGTTAAATTCTTCTTTTACAGTTCTAGATTTTGGTTGTCTTGAAACTTCTTCTTGTTCCATTTCCACTTCCTCATCTTCTTTCATACTGTTTTCACCTATTTTAGATTTAAGATCAGCAATAGCATCTTCAAGATTTTTAATTCTTTTTTCCATACCTTGCCAGTCATCAACAGCAGCTTCTTTACCATCATCTCTCATTTCTTCATCTTCATATTTTAAATCTTCAGTTTCATCCTTAGATTCTTCTTCTTTTTGAGGTACATCATCAGATACATCTCTCATATCATCAATAATTCCTTCTTCAGCTACAACGATCAATCTGCCATCTTCTAGTAAGTATTCTCCTACTGGCATAGCAACTTTTTCGTCATCTGTAAGAATGAATATCTCTTTACCTTTTTCAAACGACTCAGCTTCTACACGAGTTCCGTTTTCTAATTTTTGTTCTTCAAGCTTTACCTCTATGTTTAGAAGCGTCTTGATTTGATTTAACATTTCAGTTGATTTCATAATATATATATAACGGTTATTAATTTTAATTTTGCATTTTTAAACTGTTCTTGATATAACTCCAATGCCTTGTGCCCATAAAGAACCATCACAGCATTTTACAGAATACTTATTTTCGTCTTTACAAAAACAAGCTCTCCTAGATCCTTTAGGACTTGTATAACTTGGGAAAAATTCTTTATTCGTTCTTCTCATCTTTTAATAGGTACACAATTAGGTACTTCTTTACCATCTTTGATCTTAGTTCCATATTGCTCATATCCACTCCAACAAGGCTTCTTAAGTTCTGCTGTATCTCCTATTAAAATCTGTTTAATTTGATTTAATATTTCTTCTGAGGATCTTTCTTCTGACAATCCTACTGCATCTTTAGGTCGTTCCATTTTATCAGCAAAATAGCCTTCTATTGAAAATCCTTTTACCTTACCTGTTTTTACATAATCGTTCCAAACATCTTCATTATTAACTTTTACAGCACCCATCCAAGTTCCAACTGGTACATTCATACCATACTTTCTAGACTTATCGTGTACCTCATCTTCAACTAACCAAGATTCAACTAAACTCAATCCACTTAATTCGTGTTGATGTTCTAATGTTGAATTGTTTTGATTTCCTTTTGTAAGATACATTTGCGAGGCTTTTAAGACAGTATCTTTTGAGAAATATATATAATACTCATCATCACCATTATTACGATATATTGGTTTGTTAGGTATTAATAAAGCTCCCATTAATATCTTTTTTTCTTTAGATATTTCTGCTAATTTAATTTCATCACTTTTTAATGCTATAAAATCTTCTTCTATTGCTGGACTTTCAACTAT